GGTCAATCTGTACTATACAGAGGCCAGGGTCAGCGCAAATACCGAAGTCACCGCAAATACGGCAAAGGTTGGGATCACAGCGCAACAAGCCGCAGACATCCTCAACAATAACGCGAAGGTCGGACTCATAACGGGAGGCACCACGGGACAAGCACTCGTCAAATCAACTGGGACAGATTACGACGTTGAATGGGCAGATATCGCGGTCGATGTGCAATATCACAACCGATTCGAAACAGACGCGGAGACTTTCCGAAGCGGTGCCACGGATACCGTAGAACTCTATTACACAGCGAAAGCGGACGGGGACGGACTCGCAGAGAGCGCAAGCAGCGACACCCCAACAGCGGGGAAGATTATCAAGCGGAAGATTTACTATTCCGAGGCAGCGTTCGCGGATCCCGACACGGGGACATGGGTTGAGTTTACACCCGCACCCGCAGACGATGCATCCTTCGCTACGGTGAAGGCGGCACTTTTGGAATACTTGAAAGCGAGGACGGGCGGCACGGTTCCGATAAGCCTCAAGCAAACGTGGGAGGAAGTAGATGAATCTACTTTATTGCTTGACACATACACGGGAGCAGCAGCCGCATATTCACTCCGCAAATTGCGGGCGCTTTACACAGGCGACGCGATAGAGGTTTACAACGGGAGCAGTTACGCGGATATCGGATTCTCAAACGACGAGCTAAATACTACGGCACTGGCTGCTCACTGCGGGTCAAATTCGGGTTACGTCTCAAAGTGGTACGACCAAAGCGGCAACACGAATGACGCAGCGCAAACGACTACCGCGAATATGCCGAAGATTTACGACGGCAGTACGGGCGTGGTGACGGACACTCAAAATAAACCAGTTCTGAGTTTTTCAGGTGGTCAGCAATTATTAACGGGAACAATGACTGCAGCCAGCCAGCCAGTAACGGCAATAAGTTTTGTGGATACAACAAATTCCCCTGCTCAAGCGGGATGGTTTTACAGTCTTGGGCAGTCACAATATGCAGCCATACAAGATAATGGGTCACAAAATAGAATGTACGCTGGCTCATCTTTTGTGTCAGGTGGTGGGGGAGCAAATACAAGAAGATTAGATTTTTCACTTTTCGATGGTGCAAACTCAGAAATATACCTGAATAGCGTTTCCCGTTTGACGGGAAATCCAGGAACTAATGGAATAACCTCGTTTCGTATTGGCGGCTTGAATAACCCTAACTTTAACGGCTTTTTTGGAGAGCTGATAGCGTATCCCTCCGACCAATCTAGCAACCGCACAGGAATTGAAACGAACATGAACACCTTCTACGACATATTCTAATGAACGGTTATATCATAGTCCTACCAACGCCCACGCAAACAAGCGAAGCACGGGCAAAGCAAATCACGCGTGAGCTGTACAATATCAGCCGTCCCGTTCTCATCCAAGCAGACTGGGAAATCGATTCTGCCGTCTTCGGTATTGTAGTCCATCCCGACGGAGTACAAAACGCTTTGCAGGTGAATACCGACTACCTCATCCACGTTAGCCCCGCGGCAACGCTTGAACGCCTCGTTGCTTGTTTCCCTGAGCTTTCGAATGATGAGCGGTACAGCCTGAGCAGTTACGTACAAGTGAATTCGAAGTTCCCGTTTGGGCATATTATCCCAAGCACAACGACGATCCGTTCCCAAGAGTACATGGAAGAAAACGGTTGGTTTCCTGAAACTCCCGAAAATGTTTGATACCTTATTCTTCCAAGGCTTCTTCGCCTACTTCAACGGAACGCCGCCTCCGTATGACAAAGCCTATGATTTAAATTTCGACGGCTTTATAACAATCGCTGACCTCCTTTTGTACCTATCATGAAAGCAATCAAAGTCTTCTCTCTTTTTGTCCTCGCCGTGTTTACCATTCCCGTCGGGATTGTTTACTCTTTGCTCGAGTCCCTTGCGTTTACCGCCTCAGATATGTTCAGAAGCATTTGGAGAGCCATATACGAACTCTTTCGCTCCTTCTCTATCATCGTATCAGTAACTGCGTCAAAGTTCCTCAATCGGCTTCTAATGGATTCGGGTATCCCTTTCGGGAATCATTCCGTTTCGGCTGTCCTGGGAGCCAACCAACGAAAACGAACGCTCACGGGTCTCGGTTTATGGTTGACCTTGTTGCTCGATAGCATCGAAGAGAACCATTGCCGCAAGGCATCCGAACGCGCAGGCATATGAGCAAAGTCAACGAGACGCTAATCGCGTTTGCTGACGAAGTCCTCAAGAGTGCAAAGCGGCACCTCGGAGGACGGAAGATAGGCAAGAATAAGAACTACGGAGTCGCAAGCGGAAACCTTAAGCGGTCTCTCAATTACCGCGTCCGGGTAAGTGGGGACGAAATTAAAAGCATCACTTTTGGAGCCAAAGGCAAGGCGGGAAATTATGCGGCTTTCATTGACAAGGGAGTCAACGGCACCCGCAAGAATCAAAAGTCACCGTATACCTTCCGCAAGCAACCTCCGTCCTCGGTCTTTGTAAAGTGGATGAAAACCAAAGGAATCAAGCTCCGAGATGAGAAGGGACGATTTAAGAAGCGCACGGAGTCCAACATTCAATCGGCTGCCTTCCTCATGGCTCGAGCTGTCAAACGTAAGGGAATTGTAGGTCTTCGGTTTTATGAGAAAGCCTATGCAGCGGTATTCGCTCGCTTTGAGCCAAAACTCGGAGAAGCATTCGCGGAAGATATCGCAGGTAAATTCAAAGCAAAACTCGGAAACATAACAATCAAGAATTAATGGCAAGCTTCGACGACTCTCCCGGCGAGAACTGGTTCCCAGCGGGACAGCATCTCGTCTATACTTGCGGCACTCAGACAACCCCCCTCCCGGCTGACTATCGGTATATTATCCAAGTAGAAGAAAACGGAACGGAGATATCGAAAATCTACCTCACGCCCAACACCGCAGAGAAAGGATTCTTCGACTTGTCCGAAGTCGTGAGGGGAAGGGTAGAGGTTGACGCTTTCAAGTATCAAACTACAGCAACCGTCCACTCGTTCAATAACAAGCCGTTCACGCGATCGAACAACAACGTCAAACGATATACCGTAAGGCTTGGGTATTATGAGAGCGGAACGGAAAACCTAGACGAAGACAATCAGACGCTGTACCTCATCGACGGGTACGAGCAAATTTCGGACGGCCTTCATCCTTCGTTTGCTGACTTTTACGGAACGCAAGCAAACAGAAAGGTATGGCTGACCGACCGCATCCCTTCGAACGATATCATTGAAGTAAAGGCAGGAATTGAAGACGATGGGATCGCGGCCTTTTTAAATACCGATGACACCGGGTCTTTGATTGAGCGTCTTGTCATCAATATATACGACAACAACGAGTCCCTCGATGACACACTCACATATGACATAAACCTTACAAACGGAGCGCAGTCCCCAGGAGCCGCCGCACCAACCTATACCAACGGAACTCTTATATATTCATATATCTACCCCGCTTCGATTACAGCTTTAACCAACGCCCTCAATGCCGTTCAAGGCGGTTGGTTCTATTACGACGTTATTCCTTCGACGGGGTTGAATGCTCAAACGGGGAACGCCCTTCGCGTAACCAACGATTGCAGGAACACAAAAAACGAACCTGTTCAGCTTGGTTGGGCGAATACGCGGGGCGGGTGGGATTACCTCCGCTTCAACGGCAAGAAACAAAAGACGGTCTCTCGAGAAGAGAAGACCTATCGAAAGATTGTCGGAGATTATGACGCTTCGACGTTTTCATTTGGGACAAGCTCACGACAAATCAAGCCCTACCAGCTCGAAAGCAAAGAGACCTATCAACTCAACGGCATCTTGACGATTGAAGAAATAACGCTCATGCAGTATTGCCTGAGGTCGAAGAACGTCATGGCACGAATTGACGGGACTTGGGTGCCTGTAACCATTCAGACGAACTCGATGCAAATCGAAGAGGAGACGGTCTCAAAGGTGTTCATCACTTCGTTCAATGTTGAACTCGCACAAATTATCCGATGCTAAGACTCACCCTCGCAGGAAATGAAATCGAACTCTACGAGAACGAACCCGTCAATCTGAGCTATCAATTCTCTGATATTCAAGATATCAACGCTTCATCCTCGAGCTTCTCGCAGACCTTCCGCGTTCCGCTGACCAAGAAGAACCAAGATTACTTCGGGGCAGTGAATGAGTTCGGTCTTATTACGACATGGGATCCCAAGGTCAAAGTCGATGCGGAACTCACTTACAATACGATTCCTGTCATGCGGGGATTCGCTCAAGTGAAGGCGGTGTATGTTCAGAAAGGGAAATACGCAGACGTAGAAATCGCAGTATTTGGTGAGACGGCCAACCTCTCGAGGGATATCGGAGACGGGATGCTTACCGACCTCACCCTCACGACTTACAATCATTCACTTACGGCAACGAATATCGAAGCGAGTTGGGCGGGAACTTTATCGAGCGGGGCGATCCGTTACGGGCTACCCGATAAAGGTCAAAACTGGTTCGCGAATCAAGTTGACAATATCTGGACAACGACGAACCCGCTCGAACACGGAGACTTTACGCCATATTTCCAAGCGGAGAAACTGTTTGAAGAGATTATGACGGCGGCGGGATATACTTACGACTCGAACTTCCTTTCGAGAATGAGCGGAATGTATCTCGCTCTATACAACGGAAAACGCTCAATTCAAGGCACGGAAAACCCAGCGGGACAGACGATGCTCGTTGGGTTGGCTTCCGACCTCACAGGATTAAACGCTCATAACCCCGGAGCCTCTATCACCGCATGGAGCGAGTCTTCGCCGTTCTTCGATACCGGAGGCAACTTCACGGGCGGCTCGACTTTTACCGCACCCTTTCGGGCTTTCTACACTTTCCGAATCAATTTATTTGGACGGACGAACGACACGACTCACGAGTTCTCGATGGTGTTAAAAAAGACGAGCGTATCGCCCGCCGTAACCGTTTGGGATATTTTTGATGGTAACTATCCAGGAGCGGCGTTCAATGATCAAGTTCACAACTTCACCAGCGACCCTATCCTCTTAAA